CGTTGACTGCACTCTCGTAGAGTCCTACGAAGGAAAGGTTAATGATACGGGAGTTAGGGCCGTCTACCGGAATGTCACCAGAGTTAAACTTAACCCGTGGGATAAGGAACGTCATGGTGTTAGTGCCATCACCAACCTGTGCAGAAATAGAGCTTTCTACTTCGCTAACAAACAGGTTCTCAAGTGTGGTCAAGTCCTCAACATAGGCGGTCAGAGTGCCTTCCAGAACTGCTTTACCAAACTCAAGCTGGGGTGCAGAGTCACTGCCTACTACAAAGGTAGGAGCAAAGGAGTTGGTCAAGGTAAAGTCAAGACTGGTTACGATGGAAACGGCAGAACCGCCAACAGAGATAGTACCACTGTAGGAATCATAAGGGACTGGCTCCGAGTCATCAACAGCTACAACAGTAGCAGCGGTCTCAAGAGACATGTCCTTGCCTACCATACCAAAGGTAGTTGTTACCATCTGGTTAGGTGCAATAGACACCCCCATAGTAGAAACAGTCATGCCCGTAAACTTACGAGCTTTGTCAATGTCCTTGAACTGGTCTTCAATGGTGAAGTAAGAAGGAGTGGTGCCGATACTAGCGCCACCCGACAGTGCGTCACTGGTCATCAGAGCGGACTGGATCAGAGAGTCGTAGGTGCTGTTACGAAGGTCTACAGAGATGTCACCAGCTACCGTCTTGTTGCCGTGACGGTCAACTCGGTCTATGCGGTCTGGCTGAATTTCATTGCCCTGTACACGGTCCTTAGACAGGTTCAGAGAGTGACTGTTAAATGGGAGATTGGTGTCTACTGTAACTGCTGTGCCAAAAGCACTTTGAGCGCCGAGAGCAAGCTGTGAACGAGAACCTTGTGCGAAAGCCATTTGCTTCCTCCTTAGTTATAAATGTAGAACCCGATGTTCACCGGGACATAATAAAACGGAGTGTCTAACCCGCCACCTTCTCGTTCGGCATAGTCGATAGACACGACGATACTGTCTCCACTACTGTTAATGAAGGAAGCATCGGTAGTTGCTTCAAAGGCGTCTAGCACCTTGTCAGCCAACTCATCAGCAGCACCGGGACCATTACCCTCTGGTGCGTAGCAGACTACGGTGAATACACCGTTGTAGCGTTGCTGTGGGGTTAAGCCTCTTACAGCGGGTCTGCGAGATTGAGGCACAAAGAAGGTCTCAACGTAAGAAGTACCATTCTTTCTGTCATAGCTAGAGTTCTCGTAGGAAATAGGGGGTAGGCCAGACACAGCTTTTAGTTTAGTCTCTAGGGCTGCACGAATGTCTCTGTATATACTAGCCATGCTTACCTACCGTGTTGCCGAATAATCTTGTCTACGATCTGCTTCTTCTGCTCAACCTCAATAGCATGTGGCGCACGGTTGATGAAGTAGTAGTTACCAGCTTGAAGGGCAATACCCTCTCTAACTGAACCGCCGGGGCTACCCACCTCTACGGTCTTCTTGATGTCGTTCACCAAGTTATTGAGGGCTTTGCCTCGTTCGGACCCTTTGTCACGACCCCTTGGCTTATTATCGGAAGACTTGCTACGGCCTCCACCAAGATTGTCCTTGAAGCTCCAAGAGTTGACGAATGCCCCTGTATCTACAGGAGAGGCCAGAACAACCGTCCTAGCCACGTCAGTCATCTTACGCTCTACAGCGCCTTCGAGCATCTCATCAATCTCTGCCAGCTTAGCCTTAAGAGCAGGGGAGACTTTTAGCTTAGGGACTGCCACTACTCAAACACCTCACAGAGGTAACAGACGGGCTGACCACCACTACGGATGGTTCTAACGGTCTGAATGTTGACCGGATCGCCGTAGCCTAGAATTTGGTCTTCATCATCAGGGGTAACTGACAGACCCTTAGCGGCTATGACGCAAACCCGACTGCCCTTCCTAGTCTTATTGAGGTCAAATGTACCCTCTGCTAGGCTATAGAAGTATCCCGTAAAGGAATAGTCCAAAGTCTCACTTCCAGATACAGTACCAGAAGAAGTGTCGTAGGAGCCTGTTTTGGTGACTTTGCGGAGTGTAAGGGGTTCGCCAAAGTCTTGGACCAACCTCAGAACATCACTAGCGTTAAAAGACATGGACTATTCCTCACTCGTAATCCGCAGAACCGTTGTAGTTCGGTGGGTTGCGGAAACGATCCCTGCGGAAAGATGGGGTGACACGATCAGTGTCTTGTCTTACCACAGAGATAGCTGCCTTACTGAGGCCCCCAGCTTTGACGCCGAGACCGGACTGTCTTTTGGACTCAGACTCAAGAGTTTCCGCAAGGGCCATGTAATGGGTGTGAAGATCAGAGTAACTAGCGCTAAGAGCGCCATCAAGCTCAGTGTCAACACGACGGCTATACTTAGCTGCAATAGCTCTGCAACAATAAGCACCAGTCTCATAGATATTGTCACTGGACTGAGCAAGAGCAAAAGCAATTTCATCGTCTTGTACCTGAGTATCGTTGGGGTCAGTGTCGCCTACGATAAAACGCACGGCATTCCTGCGACCAGAGGCCGTAGTCGTGTTAAGATCGTCTGGATCGTAGGTGAAAGTCATTATGCTTGCTCCCAATCTGACCAAGGGCTGTTACGCCAAGTACGGATATGGCCACGTTGTTTCTTCGTGACCGTAGAAGCCTTACACTTCTTTGTGTTGTATTCACGCTCTGTCTTGGTGAACAGCTTGACCTTAGTGTTAATGTTGTCTACAATAACCTTAAGTTCATCAGGGCCTAGTTCATCGAGACCATCTCCTACTACAACCTTCTGGTTGGATTCAGTCGGAGCCTCCTGCATGAGGAGACCCCGGTTGAATAGAGACATAACGTCTTGCCAAGGGATGCTTCGCTGTTGCCAGTCAAAGACATCCCCTCGCTTCCATTCGGTTCCATACCCCTTAAACTCTTGTTTAACGAGTTGGACCCAGTTAAGTTGAAAAGGAAGAAGAGAGTAGTCGGGTGTCATACTCTAGTCTCCTTAGTCGTCAGCTACAATCTGCTCGAAGAAGTAGCCAAGGTCAGCACCTACGATCTTCATCTCGTAAGACATCTTCACTTGGATCATCTCAGCAATCTGCTGGCGCTTAAGTGCGTCATCAGAGTAAGACTCAACAGTGATACCAAGGTTGTTAGCACCCGGAATGCTGTTCCATGCGAAGGTCAGACCAGCAGCAGGGGTCATAAGACCAGCGTTACCCGGAGTGTAACAAAGCATAGCGTGATTACCACCGATGAAGGAGGTAGCATCGGTAGCACCTTCTACAGCAGTGTTCTGTACAGCTTCCATGACGTAGTAGTTCTCTACCTCAAAGATTTCTGCCAGCTTCGCCTTGGTTACGAGAGCAGTGTTGGACACAGTAGCGCCACCGCTCAAACGAGCGATAATGTCTGCGTGGTTTACCAGAACGTCGTGTACCTTACGACCTACAACCAAAGTGTTTGGACGGAAGCCGCCAGACTTGAGTTGCATGGTACGAGAAGCATCAGTGATGTTCTTGATAGGGGTAGAGTTAGCTTCGTCCCATTCCGTCAAAGAACGGCCAGATACGAGGTTTTGGCTACCCCACAGACCCGCTGCAAAGAAGTTCTCAGCGAACTGCTTCTCACGGTGTACCATAAGACGCATAGCAAGCGTTTGAGCGCCAGCAGAACGAATGTCCAGAGCAGCATCTTCGTTAGCAAGAGTTTGCTCATCGAAATCCATGCCGAGGCCATACACGTCAGCAAAGTAGCTGTCGCTGGAAACGGTCATGCCGATACGCTCTACTTCGGTACGAGGTGCCAGCTTCTTAACGTCGCCAGTACGGTTCATACCCGCAGTATCGTAGATGTAGTATTTGTCAGACTGCTTGTCTACGCCTACAGTAGGGAAGACTTTGTCTGCAATGAAGTTTTCCTGAGACTGAGCGTAAGCCAGCGTCAGGTTGGACAACGGTGCATCAATATGCACGTTAGATGGGGTCAACAAAGGCATTAGTTTGCTCCTATTCCTTCAATTATGCTGCTTGATTAGCTACTGGCTTGAGCAGAACACGAATGATTTCACTCGCACCCGAAGCTGCATCCAGAGCTACGCCAAGTTGATAGTCACCAGTGGTGAAAGCGTCAGTGGCGAAGCCATTAGCATCAGCACCAACCATCGCACCTTTAGCTACTGCTTCACCAGCTTTTACCATAGCAATGCCGTCAATCTGTACGGAAAGGTTGGTAGTAGCTGGAGTAGCGGAAGGGTCCACAGTGGTAAGAGCAACACCGATTGCCAACTCGCCGTCACCAGCTTGAGCAGCGCCCGTTGAAGTCATCTTCACGAACTCGAATTGATTGACAGCGCTAACTGCCTCTACAGAAATGTTGTTAAAGCGGCCTGCATTCGTCGCCATGATTTACTCTCCTTTGTAGAGCTTAGAAATGAGCGCCTTGCCTTCGTCGGTCTTGGCTACAGCAGCGTATGCTTTAGCGTAGCCAGACTTGGCAATAGCGTTTTCGTCCATGTAGGACTTTACCATAGAGTCCAGTTTGTCCTGTGGGGAAGCCATATCAGCTTCTACAGAGGCTTCACCGATCTCTTGCATCGAAGCACCCATAGCAGCATCAGCAGCTTTGAGGGCTTCTACGATTGCGTCATCTTTAGCTACATGAGCCAAGAGCGAGGCCGCAATTTCGTTGTCGAAGTTAGGCAGGATTTCGTCAGCTTGCTTCTTAAGCTCGATATGACGCTTAGCAATCTCTGCTTCTTCGAGAGCTTTGAGGACGGGGGCCGGGATGTCAGACTTGACAACCTTCTCACCGTCAAATTCTACATACTCAGGCTCTTCAGCCTTCGTAACTTCTTCTTCGGAAACAACGTAACCGTTGTCTTCGAGGGCCTTGGAGAGGCGAGAGACTTCTGCCTTAAGAGCGTCAACTTCAGCCAAGAACAGTTCGGACTGATCTACAGCGTCTTCTGTTACTTCAGCTTCATCAGCTTTGTTAAGGCGAGCCATAAGCTCCTTCTTCTCTTCAGCGGACATCTTTTCGAGTTCTTCCTTAGCCTTCTTCATGGCTTCGTCTTCACCCATGCCCTTACCCATGTAGTACGACTTACGCTCATCGAGGTAAGAGTCGTACCCTTTTTCCATGTCTTCCATGCTTTCGTCCCTTTTAATAAGACAGATTGTAGCGGCTTGATTAGCAGGACGGTCAACAAGTGACAATTCGTCCAACTCCAAGTCGAGTAGGATGTTAGTCATTTACTTCCTTCCTCTTAGCTTTGCCGCCGATAGAAAAGGCCGTAAGTTGGCCAGATTTTACCAGAGACCAGACCTCATCATCGAATACCTTCAATGCTACGATCCAACCTTCACGGCTACTGGAAATGCCCAAGGACTCACCAATCTCATTAGTGAGAGGCATCGAGTGGACAACTTGACCCACCTGATCCCCCTTGTGCATCATCTTACCAACACGAATATGCTCCATGAATTTATTCACGGCCTTAACCATAGTGTCGGCTTCAATTACATCACCTTGGCGGTCTACCAGAGGCTTACCGTCTTCAGTGATGACCGAGGCCCAACCGTAGACAAGACGTTGTTCGTCGTCTGTCTTAAGGATTTGAC